GCCATTTCGCGCCACTGGCGGGATGTTTTTTTGAGTGCTTGTTCCTGGCCCTTCTGCAAAAGCATCAAGGCTTTTTCTGCTGATTCTGTAGCCTGGGTCTCGTGTAAACCCCAACACTATTCCTTCATTCACCAAGCGTTTAAGCCGTTCTTCACTCAAGCCTGAATAAGTTTTTGCTTCCTTCAGGGTGAGGAATAACGGTAGAGACTGCGGGGAGAGATGAGAAAAAAATGTTGCCGCCATTTCGCGCCAGGCTGGCGGGATCTGGGGGAGTGCTGATACGCCTGATGATTCCTGGGTTACTGGAAGAGCAGATCCGACGCTCATCATTTGCTGCTGTATGAGAGCTATACCGGCTGGATCTACTACAGGGACTGGACGCCGACCTGTGACTTTTAGGTAGGCAACTTTGACGTTATGTTGCGCAAGCCAGCGATCAAAGCTCCGTTCGGGTACGCCCCCGAGCTTGAGCCGGGCTTCTTGCTTTGTTGGCCAATCAGAGAAATCTGTTGCCATGCTTTACCCCTCTATGATTTACCGCCACACAGCGCCATGGCCGGATTATGGCTTGAATACCATGTACTAGGAAAAGTGCAAACGCGAAGGTGGTAGTGCTAGCAACCCCGCTAGCAAGACCGTTTTGTATGGGATTAAGCAAGCGCTAACACAAGCAGCATCGAGAGGTCGAATTCATTACGTATTCAGCCGGGCGACGCGATAGACTGTGCCTTATCGGACATACCGAAGCGGTTTGCCGCCGGCGATTTCATGCTTGACACTCTGAGCATGCGGGGGGGATAGTGCGCTCGCTTGGGAATGGCTCTGGCTTCTCACTATCTTTTCTCTAAGGAGGAATCACTATGTCTTGTTTCTTTCGGGTAAGCCTCGCCTTGTCGTTGCTGCTCTTACTCACCGTCCCTGCTATGGCCGACTCTCCGCCGAATCCGACACCGAGTGATGTACTCGGTAATACCGCAGGTGGAGACGCAGCACTCTTCCACAACGCCACCGGTGAAGCCAACACCGCCTTCGGTTTTTTTGCACTTTCCTCTAACACTATAGGCCATCTCAACACCGCTAATGGCTACGAGACGCTCTACCTCAACAGCACGGGTTTCCACAACACGGCTAGTGGCGCCGAGGCGCTTTTCTCAAATACTACGGGGAGCGTCAACACGGCTAGCGGCGTCCTCGCGCTCCCCGCCAACACAACAGGTAGCTCCAATACCGCCAGCGGCGCCTATACGCTCCTCTTTAATGCCACGGGCACGAACAACACCGCTAACGGCGTTAACGCGCTACGCCAGAACACAATAGGCAACTACAACACCGCCTCTGGCGTTCATGCGCTCCGTGCCAACACGATAGGCACGAACAACATCGCAGACGGCTATGCTGCGCTCTACGCCAATACGACCGGAAGTTTTAACACAGGAGTAGGTAACCGTACCTTCTTGAAGAGTCAGACCGGGAGTAACAACACTGCCCTCGGTGCCAGTGCCGGCTCCTTACTCACCAGCGGCAGTAATAACATCTACATTGGCTCTCCCGGCGTCGCGAGTGAATCGAACACGCTACGCCTGGGCAGTTCGTAGACGCGGGCATTTATTAAGGGCGTGGTAAACGTTCCTCTCACCGGCAAGGCCGTGGTGATTAACAGCGCGGGACAATTAGGCGTGGTCGCTGCGTCGGCGGCAGAAGAGATGTTACCGCGCGTGCTGCAAGTCGTAGAAGCGCAACAGCAGCAGATTGAAATGCTTCAGGCCCGCGTCGAACAACAAGCGCAGCAGATACAGGGGATTTTGCGATAGATGGAGAAGTGACGAAACCTCGGCCTGCATTGCCCGTGATTGTCCTGCGGTCTTGGAAGAAATGAAGGCCGAGAAGTATCCAAGTGTGAAGCTGTTAAGCGTATCGATTATAGAACAGCCCCAGGACTGCCGATGGGGTTACAGACCGAAAAAGAAAGGAGGCTTATTGTATGACTGAAGCGGAAGCGAGGATCGGGAAAAGATATATCATTTTTAAGAGCCGGTGGGCCAAAGTTCCATCATGGACAACCGGGACAGTGATCCGCGCTAAACAAGAATACAAGGGGGGTCAGCCCTGGGTTGGTAAGGGAGAGATGCCAAGGCGGAGGGCTACGGATGTGGTGTGGACACTGGACATTCAATGTGCCGATCTACATAAAACCGTTTTCTCAGTTGATGAGCGGGATGAGTCCATAGCGGAGTTCGGCGGGCCCTCACCAGGGGCTCCCGCCGAACGCCTGGGCTGTGAAGGCGAGGAGGAAGCTGCGTAAGCAAGTGTTAGGAAATAGACAAAGGCAGAGAACCAGCAAGAAAAAGGTGCAAAATTTTGCACAATTTGAACAGAGAACGAAGAAGAAGAGCTCCTGTGGGTGATGAGCGCTGGTGCAAGGACACCAGCGCTCACACACTGTTACGAGCGAGCCGCGAGCGCGACCGCCCAACTTCTGGAGTCACCGTTTTTCGGGGTTTGAGGTTTATTCCAAAGGCCCATGCTATCAGCTCTGAGAATGATGCGGTAGGATGTCACATCACGTGACCAGCCGGGCGCGTTACTCTTCTCCAACACGACTTCTGTTCTCAAGCCGATGGCGTAGTTGCTAAAATTCACCAACACTAGATCGCCTTTGTTCCCCAACGTCGGCAATTTTTCGGTGAAGAGCAAGGGCATTCCGAGCAACGTAAATATGCCGTTGCTTTCTTTCACCGCTGGCATCAATGCGCCCGCCGTACCAACGTCCACACTGAGTGTGAGGAGCTGCGGCAAGGTCGTGCTGGACGCTACCCAGACTGCGCCGGCCATGCAGGAAGGATGTAATCTGCTGAACATTGTGACCACATTTTCATATGTAATGGTTGCCGGGAGTTGGGCGTTTTCTTTCGTGACTGTAACAAGAGCTGGGTCACGGAGAATAGCGAGCGATTGACCTACCCCTGTGCCAGAAGACAAAAAAGCGTCGTCTAAGTTCCACGACAACCCCTCAACCATTTTCTAGCCGAATTGCGATTCAAAATCGACGCCGTCGGCCACGAGCTCGTTGGACGCTTCTGTATAAAGTCTCAATTTGTGAGCCTTCAGCCCAATAATACGAAACTTCCCAACTTGGGGAACTGCCGGTGAGTTTTCTTCCGCCCATTCTGTCCTTAATCCGGCAGGCAAAGAGGTAGACAAGTCACTTACATCGAAGCCTCCGATCTTCAAGGTCTCGCTCGTCATTGGAAGCACTCTCGCCCGGGGTCTGACAATTTCGGATTCGAGTGCAGAATCTAACCATTGGCGAGACAAAATTTCGGGAACGGTATAGCCGCCAGCACTCGGGATGGACTCTAAATTAGTGTCAGCATTTAGGCGCAAGATTCTTTCATCGCTCATGCTGGAGGCCACGAGTCTCAGGAACTCTTCGCCACTCGCAAACCCGCCTGCATCGCCCGCATGGGGGAACAAGTCGCCGTAGCGTCTGCCTGACGCGCCGGGCGTTTTCTGTAAGTGGCTCAACCGAGCACGGTGGCTCTCTGGCAAGAGATCGCTCTGCTCTTGGCCGCCGTTCCGACTTGGCAGCATACCCATTTTCGTCAATTCTGCGTCCCGCTGCTCGTTGTGTGCGGCCACACGTCCAGCGCAAAAATCAATGTCGGCCTTCGTCTTCTCAAACCATTGCTCTTCACCGGGTGTGAGTTCTCTGCCTTGTACCTGGGCGCGTTCGAGAATTGCTTCCGCTTCGTTCACCAAATCTGCTCTTTTTTGAACCCAAAATTTACCGCGCATATTCTCGCGGGTACCTCGGGCTTCCGCTGCCCACTGCGCGCGTCGATCACCACGTAAGACGGTCACTGCGGGTTTTCCTTGTTCATCAACAATTTGTGCATCACTCATGAGTATTTCCTAAAGGTCAAAAAGGGAATATTCACACGACCGGAGCCGTGCATGGAGCTGCCGCGCGAATCTTGTCTGCCATCTCTGACCGGGTGCTTGTCGATGCAAAGCAAGTGTCACGCTGGGTGAATGTTGTATTGCCACCAGCTCACTGACCGGGTGCTCGGTAAGCCGGGGGAGTCGGGTTGTGTTCATTGTCAGTGTGAGACCATGTCCTGCGGAAGCGTCCCACTGGACGGCACAATCTCAAAGAGTTTGGTGGGGGTGGCTTCAGGGCCTTCCATAAGCAAGCCGATAAAGCGGGGCGTCTCAAGAATGGAGTACATCACGGTGAGTGTGCCCCCATAATTGAGACTCAATGCAATTTTCTTATGGGTGGTAGCGGGTATGTCGTTCAAAGCCGCTGCCATGAGTTCGCCCACCGCGCGGGTAGCATTGATAAACAGTTCGTCTTTTTCTTCTGCTGATATCGTCTTCATACGAATCTCCTTATAAGGGTCAGCCTACATCACCAAAAAATTTCAGTTCCCTTTTGCGTTCTTCGTCCTGGCCAAACAGCAACTTGCGCCGGGCGTCCTTTTCGTTGTGAAGGTACTTGGCCAGTTTGCTTGCGGTGCGGGGTGGCGTTACAGGAAGTTTCTGGCGTGCGGCTGGCGTGAGTCCTAATTCTCGCGCCCACGACAGCATAGAGGCGTGGGCCTTCCCTGCTATGGCGATAAGAGGATTCGCATACTGGAGGCTATTGCCGGCTTGCAGCAGTAACTCATCGTCTCGCAGTTCATGCTCCGCTTTTTGCCACAACGCCCACGCCGTGGCATAGGCAGAGAGCGCCGCTAGATCGAGCCGGCTGAGGAGTTCAGCTTCCACTAGGAGTCGCGCAACCTGCTTCCATTCTTTCTTGGCTTCATCGCTCAACTCTTTTGGGCACACAGGCATCCCCGAAGCGGGCGTGTTCTTGTGACGTTGGCGGTCCTCGCGGAAGGTGCCGGACAACACTTTGAGACTGTCAGGTTTCGGTGCTGGCATTGTTTCTCCATTTCCAAGAGAGGTTTCCGAACCCCCTCATTGCGAGGTTGACGACGCGAATGTGAGGTTAAGAGGCACGGTACACATTCCAAACACTGCCAGGATTCGACCCTACCCCATATGTTATGAATTTCGTTCAACAATTTACTCTTTCTCATCAGCTACGTTATTTGCCGCAGAAAAGGCGGAAAAGGAGAGGAGCCGCTGATTCGCGGTCCCGCCCAAGAGTGCGGAGTTGGTAATCGCGCCCGTCGCTGTGTTGTACGCGACCGTCACTGTATTCCCCGCTACAATGGCATTCTGCAGCTGGAGGGTGAGTTCATTCGTGCCAGTACAGGTGCATCCGGTTACTGTATCGTTTGCGCCCGCTTTCAGTACCGTGAATCCTGCATGACAGCCCGTGGCTGGTAAGAGCGGAGTGAAGGCGGACACATTATTACTACAAGTGAGTATGAGGGTGTTCGGAGCAGCAGCAGGAACCTGAGCGGAGGCGCA